TGTCGTATGTTCCACGATTCCCAATGGCTGATTTAATCTTGCGAGGGTTAAAGACGCCAAGGTTTTTGGTGCCTGTTTCAGACACATAAAAGCTGTCATGACCGAGTTTTTTGATTGCGTCTTGCACGTCTTTTCTTTCCATGTGACGCCAGTTGTTCGTGTTATTTAAAGACCCAATGTGTTTTGTATCAACCAACTTTTCTAATGCGTTTAAGTGCTCTGGGTTCTCATAATCAAATGGGTTTGATGCTTGAGCATATACGGGCATTACCTGCCACGGTCTTGGTGTGCCCAAAACCCATGGTGCACTTTTTAACCCCATGCTTTTATCAGTCATTGCCCATTTGCTTGCCCACTCTGGATCATGCGTAACAAATGTTGGTTGGGTTTCGTCAAACTCAGAAAAGTCTTTGGGCGTTGCGTGATACATGCGCCCTTTAATCTTGCTGGGTTGCAAGAACTTCTCAAGTCCACCACCCTTATTCATCAGCTCAAGACGCATCTTGTCCATCTCTACTTGACCGCCGTTGGCTTTGCCAGTTATGGACGATTTGACTTGCTTGGGATGGAACGCTACAAAATATTCCTCATCACTATCTTCAACTGGTTTTGTTACATGAATGCCATCGTAGCCTTTGGATTGCAGATATTCGTGTATTGGCTTGCCCGTATTGTTGCTGTCAAAAATATGATTCATCTCATACTTATCTTTTACACGCAATGGATTTTTAATGGTTGTATGCAATGGGTAAACCACACCATGATGGTCACCATTTATGCCTTTTGCATACTCACTAGCCGAACTTGGGCTTGTAGTCATGTAAATGCCTGCACCAAAGTCACCGCCGCCTTTAGGTTGAAATCTTTTAATAACTTTTCTTGTATGCGGCGTCCCGTGGTAAAGAACTTGTTTCATTTCACCACCCTCATTCATCAGCTCAACGCGCATCCTGTCCATGTCTACCTGACCGCCGTCTTGGTAGAACGGCCTTCTATCCATCTGTGATGGCATGTCACGCAGTGGCTGGTATATCTGTCCTTCGCCTTCTTGCGGTGGTACTCCGCCAAGCATATCAATTGGGTGTACGCGGTTGGCTGGGTGATAGATGTTCTGGTTGCGGGGTAGCAAAGAGTTGTCGTCGTATGAGGGCGCCTGATACTGTGGGTTCTCCTTCAAGAACTGGCTGAGGTTGTACAGCTCACGTGCCTTATTCAGGTCTTCGCCTTCCATGCCACTGGCTATCATGCCCATGTAGTTTGGCTCTTCTGGCTGTGCTAAGTGATAGCTATCAGGAATGCCACCCAAGTTCTTTAGCTTGGCAAACGCCTCTTTGTTGCGTTCAGCCTCAAGCTTGGCCTCTACCTCTCGCCGCTCTAAGTTCTTGAGTACTTCATCGCCACGGGCTATTTCTTCTGCCGTCAATGGCGCGTTGTTTGATTTAGGCTTTTTACCCTTACTCATCAGCGCCAGCTTCATGCCATCCATACTCATGTCATCAGTGGCGCCCAAAGGGGTAAGCTTATTACGCTTCATCATCTCTTCAGCGTTTTGGCGCCCCTTCTCTAGGCGATTCTGTATCTCTGCACGCTTGGCAAACTCCTCGCGTAGTTGCCTCAGCTTCTCTGCTATATCTGGGGTAGGTTGTGCCACGTCTGTGCCCTCAATGTGGAATGCATCGATTATGCCTTTGGTGCTGTTCCAAGTCCATACTCATATCGAACTCAGTACGGTATAGGTGTTAACCCTAGGGAGGATCCGCACCCGGTTCGGATCCTACATTGCATAAGGATTGCCACGTCGCTTCTTGTTGTGCTCTTCAGCATCGAAGATGTCATCGTCGTCGTAGTCTTCGCGCGGTGGAGCATCGATCGATATCCAACCTGCGTCACGCATATACCGTAAGCCCTGTGAGATGCAGTCTACGAACTCGTCGTGTACTGTCTCAGGGAATGCGCAGATCTGCGACACCATGCCTTCAGCCCATGTTTTGACGTAGCCTTTGCGTTGGTCGCTCTCAGGTATCCAAACGCGGCCAGCCTTAATGATGTTGGCCACGATGCTGAGGCGTTGGGTCTTGTCCGCACGCCCCGGGTTATAGGGCATCACAGGCAAGTGCGCGCGCTGTAAGTCTTGGATTAAGGATATGCCAGCGCTCTTATCCTCCACCAGCAGTAAGTCAACACGCTTCTTTTCCTTGCCATCGCCATAGAACACCTCGAATTCCTCGATCACCTTTGGGCGCAGGTCAGGATACTGGAGATGGTCTTGCCAGCAGTCCAGCACCATCACGCACATGCCACCATCCAATGGTTTGAACGCTCCAAGCGTGATACAGCCAGTTGGATCGTTACGCGTCTTGTCACTGGTTGCGCAGTCATAGCTCTGGATGATGTACTCCAGCTTAGGGAAGGGCTTGCCTGCTGGCCACAGCCTGAACCAGTCACGCTTAACAATGCCACCCTCTTCAGGGTCAATGATCTCCGCATGGATCTCTTGGCGTCCCAGCTTTGTGCCTTCGTACTGCAAGATCTGCTTTTGGAACGACGGCGCCAAGTTCTTGATGTTGGAGTAAGTGCTGGCGCGCGTGATCACCACGTCGTCGCCTTCGCGCCCTATAAGGTCGAGCACCACGTCCTTGGGCTTTGGCGTGGTAGAGCATATAAGCTTGGTTCGACTACCCAGACGGATACCGAACTGGATCATGTCCCACGACTCTTGCAGATAATCCCAAGCCGCCAACTCATCGAGCCATCCACCGTGGAACTGCGGACCGCGGAAGCGCTCTGGCTCGCTCGCAGGTATCCCCTTGATGAATGATCCATTGATCAACCTGATCTCATGAAGCGCTTTGTTGTAATCCGCTATCAGCTCCTTTGGGATTACATTAAGAAGTCCTGAGTCACCCTCAAAGCACGTACCCTTCACGTCACCGCTAGTAGGGGCGGACACAAGCCATCGTGTGTTAGGTTGCTCCCACGCCCACATAGCTAGCGTCTCAGCCGCCGCACGAGTCTTACCAGCACCGCGGCCAGCAAGCATCAGCCATATGTTCCACCAGTCTCCTGCTGGCTCTATCTGGTGCTTATGCGCCTCCGTGCTCAGCCATTTCAACTGCCAATTAATTACTATCTGATCTATCGGCGCTTTGAGGGCAAACTCCTCTATAACTGCTGGATCGGAAAGGATCTCGTCTAGCGCGCTCATGCAATCTTCAATACATCAGGAAAGTGTTGCTGTTGCAGTTGATCTTGTGTTTTGCCTTCTTGAGAGTAATTCTTGTGGAGTCCACGATCACCTCCGCACCAATGACATTCATCCACCTCTTTGGCAGGCACAGGGCCAGCCTTGAGTGGGTTAACGCCGTTACACCAGCCATGATGGGTTTTGTACTGAGTCATAGGGGCTTGCGCCATTATCACTCTGCCTGTCGTTGCATCTTGATGCTCTTGAGCAACTCGCCAAATACATTGACGTTGTGCTCAATCACCACAGGGTTAGTATCGCTACCTGAGTGCTCCATCCTCGCCAGCTTTGGAATGTGATATTCCACCACCGACTGGAACATGTCAAACGCCTTCGCTGGGTTAGGCGGCACCACGTAGTCACCCTCTTCAGTCTTCACGCCATCAGCCACAGCATCGAGCCACTCAGTGAGCCTGTGAGCGTTTCCATCGACGAATGAGGCTATGGCCTGTCGAGCCTCTGATGTCGCCTTGTTAGGGCTTCCTAGTGGTCTTCCAGCACCCTTCTTATTGGTTGTCATCTCTGTCACCAATATTTCTTAATTGTTTATTGTCTTTGTTAGTGATTGCTAACATAATTGTGTCGGTCATAATTTCAGTCCTTTGTCGCGCATTGTCTCAGCGCTTATACATCACAGTGTAGCAAAATCTTTATCAGATTCTCTAAGCTTCTCTCTACTATCATTGTCTCTTGTATTCCATCGCGGAAAATTATCAGCCACATCTTTGTTCTTTTGTCGTAACAAAGCGATGTGTTCTCATGCGCCATTAGTAGGCTTTGTAGCTGTTCGTATCTGTCTAAGCTATTCAAAGCTCATCCCCATGACGCGCTGTTCCATGATTTTGTTGTTGCGGCGCAGGCTCCTGATCTCCTCCTCTAGCGCCTGCACCTTGTTCACATAATAAGTCAGCTTACTATGTGCATTGTCTATCCACTCTTTGACTTCGTAGCTCATTGCATACTCTTCGTCATCATTGAGCTTTGGTTTGTACATCTTGTGCTCTGGCGGCTTTGGCATTGTTATGGCCGCCACAGGACGTTTTGGCACAATCTTCTTTGTTGCCGCGCTGACTTTTAATAAATTCGCTACCATTTCTTTCTCCTTGTTAAAGAAATTGATTAACGATCGTTACTATAACACATTGTTTGTGTCATTAAAATAGCATATTGATAGAGTCTAATAACGGAATGAAGATTAATCGTGTTGACATTCGTAATTCTGATGTGCAGACGAGATTGTTGGTACTTCAGAAAAACTGCCTACCATATGATAAGCCCTATGATACAAATTCTGGATATTGGTGGATTGCTACTGCGGATGGCATGGATTGTGGTTTCGCAGGTCTTGTTTATTCTTCTAGCTGGTCTGATTGCGGCTATTTTATACGCTGTGGCGTTATGCCTGATTATCGTGGACAAGGGTTACAGAAGAAGTTTATTCGGGTCAGAATCAGACAAGCAAAATCTCTCAAAATGAACTGGGTTATTACAAGCACATACGATAACCCAGCCTCTGCAAATTCTCTTATCTCGTGTGGTTTCAAAATGTTTAATCCAACTAAACCTTGGATGGCAAAAAATACGAGTTACTGGCGATTAAAACTGGAGTAATCATGCCTCAAGCACCAAAGTTATCGGACGAGGAATTTATCGAGTTGTGGCAAACACACGGCTCTCCCACTACGATTTCTAAGATAACTGGCGGAAACTTTAGAACGATTCAGAGGCGTAGAGAGATTTTAGAAAAACGATATGGCATCGTATTGGAAACAAAAAATCCAACTGGCCAAGTACAGCGAAAGATCGTTACCGCCTATGAGCGTAAACAGCTAGGCGTCTTGAACGCCGTGGGACTGGTGTTCAGTGATGCGCACTTTTGGCCTAGCATCCGCACCACAGCGTTTCGAGGGCTTTTGCACATGATCAAAGAGCTTGCCCCGTCGTTTATCGTATGCAATGGAGACGCGCTCGACGGTGCATCTATCTCTCGCCATCCACCCGCAGGCATTGGGCCAAAGATTCCAAGTGTCATTGAAGAACTCAAAGCCTGCAAAGAAGCGCTCGGTGAAATCGAGGAAACAGCTAAGGAAGCCCGCCACAACGTCAGATTAGTCTACACATGGGGCAACCACGATGCGCGCTTTAACGCAAGACTAGCCGCCAATGCGCCCCAGTTTGCAGAGACTTTTGGCTTCAAGCTGGAAGACCACTTCCCCACTTGGGAATTCTGCATGACCTGCTGGCCTACTGAAGATGTCATCATTAAACATAGGTACAAAGGTGGCATACACGCCACACACAATAATGCTGTTGGTGCAGGTAAAACTATTGTTACTGGGCATTTACACAGCCTAAAAGTAACACCTTTTGCTGACTACAATGGTAACAGATTTGGCGTTGATACAGGTACACTAGCAGATCCGTATGGACCTCAGATGGCTTACGGAGAAGACAACCCAGTCAACCACCGATCAGGTTTCGCAGTTTTGACATTTTTCGATGGCAAACTACTCTGGCCTGAGTTGGTTCATGTCTGGGGAGACAATCAGGTTGAGTTCAGAGGAAAAATCATCACTGTTTAGGAGTTAAAAATGTATCGTGTAGAAATCAGTTTAGGTGGCTTGTTTAGCGATGACAAAGTAATCATCGAGACTTCCGATTTTGAGAAAGTTTCTATCCTGCAAGAGTTCATTGAGTTGCAAGACGAAAATGGCTGGGAGGCAGATTATGAAATTTTCATCAACGAAGAAGAAGACGAAGATGAAGACTATGACTTCGACGAAGAAGACGAAAAAGATGAAGAAGATGAAGAAGAAGTAAAGTAAAACTCTATAAACGCTTCATATGAGAACAGGGCTTACAAAGCCCTGTTTTTTTTAATCTATGTATTTCAGAATATGCTGAAGCTCTTCTTTGATACATGCAATTGTCTGATCAGCAGGTACATCATGCTTGATGTGTGACCTGATGTATTGATTGATCTCCCAAAGAGAGTTCCAAGCATCTTGAGCCAATAAAGCTCTTAATGCTTCATCCTTTTCTTCAAATTCTAGTGTGTACTTCATTATTCTTCCAAGTGGT